TAAAAAATAAATTAAGTGTAATGAAAAACTTTGAAAAGATAGCTGACTTAATGAAGTTTATAACTATTAAAACTAAAGAATCTCAATATGCTTGGGGTATGGATGGTCAACTACGTCAAGGTAATATTACAATACTTGATAGGTTACAAGCCAAGAAACGTGGTTCTGCTATCAAAGAAGCTGCAGATGATGCAGATACGTTACATGAGAACCTAATAAAGTTGATGAGAGAAGGATATAAAACGGGTGACACACAAGCTGTAGAAGATCTTATGGCTTTATTTATGTTAACCGATGGAGCTATATTGTCTTTGGATGACGTAGCAACATACTTTAGATCATATCTATATGGTGGTAGCTTTCTTGGTTACACTGGAGCTAAAGGTCAAAGATTTAAAGCTATGCCTTCAAAAATGATTCAAGAGGCATTTGGGGTTATGTTTAATGGTTTGCTAGGTAGAATATCAACTCCAATCAAAGCTGTTATAAGTACAGGTTACTTAGCCACAGCTAAACCTATGTATAAGTTAATTGGTGCTACTAGCCCACTTAGTCTATCTAAGTTACGTAAGCTACCAATGTACGAAAATCCAGAGTTTAAAAAAAGACAAGTTGCGTCTGCATTATTTCAGTTAGATATGATGACCAAGAGTTTGTCTGATACTTTTAAAATATTTATAAGAAATTATAAATTAGGTTTAAAAGGTAGAGAGCAGGATTATCTAGGTAAATATAATATCCAACGTAATCAAGATTTATTTAAGGGTTTAGCTTACTATAAAAATAAATATGCTGGTAAAGATCCTCTTACTCAAGTCGGTTGGTTTATGGCTAATATAGTAGGAAAAGCTAATACTTGGGCATTTTCTAGACACTCTGTAATAACTATGGGTGCGGGTGATGCTGCAGCTAGATATATTATTGGTATGCAAAGAATAGCCTCAGAAGCATTTGAAGAAGCTATGGATCAAGGTATTAGTCTAGATAATTATAAAAACTTTAGAGAAGGTTTTGAAAAGTTATACGAAGGTAAAATATTTAGGAAAAAAAAGGTAGAACTAGATAACGGTCAACAGATGGAAGTTAAAATAGTCTCTGACAGGTTAGCTAGATTAGGTGGAGATCAAGCAACACTTACTGAAAGTTTAGAAGGTCTTGCTGGTCAATACACTCGATTACTACAAACAATTCCAGGAAGTCAATTATATTTTAAATTTCTAACTCCCTCTGTTAATGGTATCAAAGTTAACATTGACCATTCTCCTGCAGCACTTTTGTTAAATAAAAGGTTTCACGCTATGATGCGTCAAGACTATACTGAGTTACGTAAGTTAGGTATTAATGAAAGAACAATGCCTGGGGAATTAGCTGAGATAGAAGGTAAGTGGCAGTTTGGTACAGCTTTATTAAGTATGATGGTTCTGTATGCTTTGTCTGGTAGAATTGTTGGTGATTTACCTAGAGATAAAGGTGAAAGAGAGTTATGGCAACAAGCTGGTATAAAACCTAATTCATTTGTATTTGGTGTACCATTTAGTAATAAAAGAGTATATGTTGGTTTTAAAGGTATTGAAATATTTAGTGCTTTTGCTACAGTTGTAGCTAATTTAACAGCTAATGCTCAATATCTTGGTGAAACAGAAGCTAATGAAGCCTTCATAAAATTAGTAAGTATAGGTGGTACATTTCTAACAGACAATGGCCCTCTTAGTGGTTTAGAAGATTTTGCTAATTTATTTAGTGCAGAAAGTGCACCAGAATTATTTAACATGAGTGCTGGTAATGTTATTGGTAGTTTTACCCCATATAGTGGTCAAGCAGCTGATTTTCATGAACTTATGGATGGTAATTTAAAAGAGTTAGAATCTCTAAATGATAGAATCTTAAATAGAGGTTCTGTTTTTAAATCATTGCTAACACCAAGATATAATATTTATAACAAAGAACGTGAGGCAATACCATTAACAAATAAACCAGATAATTTACTATTAAGATTAGTTAGTATGGCTTCTCCTATAAAACTTGATTTTGAGGAGGATGATATAATAACTGATACTTTAGTAGAGATTAGATATGATCTAAATGCTAACCTTACACAAATTGATGGTGTTCAATTAACTGGCCCCGAACAATCAGAAGTACAAAGAATACTAGCAACTGACAAAGAGTTTAGAAATGAACTACTAAAAGTAATAAATTCTAAACCATTTAAAGATAGTCTTGAACAATATAAAACAGAAAATAGAAAAGTAAACAGAAATGCTTTTAGTAAAGATGGTTTCTTTGGTTTAATGGGAGATCAAGTAGGTGGTTATAATTATAAAAATGCTACGTTTTATAAGCTCATAGATGATGTTCATACTGATGCTAAAAACAGAGCTATACTACTTATGCAAGATCCAACTTCTGAGTTTGGTGATTTATCAAATCCTGATTCTCTAGCAAGCAGACTTTTAACAAAAGAAGTTATTACAACTTTTGAAAATGATGAAGATATATCAGCAACAGATATAAATAAACAAATAGAAAATATAAGAAAACACGGAATTTAACATTGATTATCAATGGCAGTTACAACTAAAAAAACTTTTCCTAACGCAGTGGGTCAAAACGGGCAGTCAGCGACTGTCTTTACCCCCGTAGGAATACAACTGAATAACCAAGATGATCTAGATGTTTATGTCACATTGTCGGGTGGTACTAGAGTGCTACAGCTACGCCAGTCTACTGGTAGTACTGCACAGTCTAGTCACCCACAGGTAAACAATACAGATGGATTATACTACCCTGCAGTATCCGCAGGTACAACTTTATATAACTACCAACTTTCCAGCGATAATAACACCATTACGTTCAACTCTGCACTACCTCAAGGGGCAGTTGTATTCTGTGAGCGTAGAACAAGAGATGCAGATGGCTCATATACAAGTTTTGCTAGTGGTAGCACAATTAGAGCTACCGATCTTAACAACTCAGCACGAGAATCTAACTTTACTGCACAAGAAGCAAGAAATAAAGCCTTTGATTTAGAAGGTAAGATATATAATACATTAGGACAAGCTGATTTAGTAGTCAAAACCACAGATACTGGTACAGTTGACTCAACTATGATAGCTGACGGTACTATAGTAAACGCTGATATTAATGCAGCTGCTAATATAGCTGGTAGCAAGCTACTAAATGACTCTGTAACCCTAGATAAACTAGGATCAGGAGCTTTGCCAACAGACATAACTGTAGCAAGTGCTAATATTGTAAACGGTACTATAGTCAATGCAGATGTAAATGCAAGTGCAAACATAGATGGAGACAAACTAGCTGATGATTCTGTTTCTCTAGCTAAATTAGAAGGAGGAGCACTACCTACAGACATTACAGTAGCAAGTGCTAACCTTGTAGATGGTACTATAGTCAACGCTGACGTAAACGCTTCAGCTGCCATAGCGGGTACAAAAGTGACTCCAGCCTTTGGATCGCAGAACGTATCAACATCTGGCACACTAGCTAGTGGTGCTCAGACTGTTACAGGAAACATAGCAGTTTCTGGCACAGTAGATGGGCGTGACGTAGCAGCTGACGGTACTAAACTAGACGGTATTGAGAGTGGGGCTACCGCAGATCAGACAGCAGCAGAGATAAGAACTCTTACTGAAGCTGCAACAGACAGTAATGTCTTTACTGACGCAGATCATACCAAACTCAATGGTATTGAAACTGCAGCGACTGCCGATCAGACTGCTAGTGAGATTAAAACACTATATGAATCAAATGCTGACACTAACGAGTTTAGTGATGCAGAACAAAGTAAACTAGCAGGTATAGAAACTGCAGCTACTGCAGATCAAACAGCTGCTGAAATCAAAACACTACTACAATCTGACAAACTTACCTTATCTGAAATAAATACTACATCTACAGATAGTAGATATTTTACAGAAACAGAGCTTACAAACGGTGCTCTTGATGGTAGATACTACACAGAGACAGAAGCTGAGGCTAGATTCCTTAGACAAGACTCTTCAGAAACTATTGCTAGTGGTGCAACATGGTCAAACTCGGACGCATTTGTGGCTACAACAGCTGCTATTAATGCCCGTATAATTGACCTTATAGATGAAGTTGGTGGTTTTACAGCTATTGCTAACCAAACTAGCTTTCCAACAACTAACCCACAAGGAGCTACAGGACAAGCAGCTATTCTTAGTATACAAGCTACAACAGCTACACTAACTCCTAGCGGGACAACTATTACAATACCAAACGGTGCTGGATCAGGAAACACTGTGACTATAACAGGTGCTCCTACAATACCTCAAAACTTTGGTTTCTTAGTAGAATCTACTTCTACATTACATACTTACACTTTCCATAGATTAGTACCTATAGCAACACAGGTTAACACTATTGCTCAAAACATTACTAACGTGGTAGCTGCTGGTCAGAATGTAGTAGATATTAACAACTTTGCTGACATTTATCAGATTAGCAACAACGCTCCTACACAAAGAGCTGACGGTACATCATTACAAGAAGGTGATTTATGGTATGACAGTGCTAACGACAACTTACAAGTTTATACTGGTAGTGCGTTTGCTATTATTACACCATCTCAGTCAGTTCTTGATGACGTAGCTATTGTATCAGGTGCTATAACATATCAAGAAGATTTAGGTCTAATTACAAACGCTGTAACTACAGGTAACTCTAACGGTTCACTTGACATAGTTGCTGATGCACTAGAAGATGAGATAACTAAAACAGTTACTGTATCTAGCGGAGTTTTTGTAATTGATGGTGTAAGTGCTCCAGCGTTAACTTTATATAAAGGTTGGACATACACATTTGACCAAAGTGATTCTAGCAATAGCAATCATCCTTTTGTGTTCCAGTCTGGAGGCAATGCCTATACAACAAACGTGACTGTAACTGGTACGGCTGGTCAAGCTGGTGCAAAGGTTGCAATTAAGATACCAGAATCACAGCCTTCAACATTTAGATATTACTGTTCAGTACATGGTACTGGTATGGGTAATACTATAACTGTTAAGGATGACCCAATCAAAACAGTATCTGATAATATAACTGATGTTGTTGCTGCTGCTAATAACAGTACTAATGTCACAGCTGCTGCTGCCAACGCAACTAATATCAATGCTGTTGTAGCCAACGCTTCAAACATAAATGCTGTAGCTGGCAATGCGACAAACATTAATGCTGTTGCAGCTGATGCTACCGACATAGGAGCTGTAGCTGGTAAGGCAACTGAGATAGGAAGATTAGGAACTGCTGCTGCAGTTGCAGATCTAGCAATACTTGGTACGACTGCTATTGTGTCTGATATGGATACACTAGCTGATATTTCGTCTAATATTACTACTGTTGCCAATAATAATTCTAATGTTACAGCTGTTGCTGGTAATGCAAGTAATATCAACGCTGTACAAGCAAACGCCTCAAACATCAATAGTGCGGTTAGCAATGCTTCAAACATTAATACTGTAGCTGGTATTTCATCCAATGTGACTACAGTTGCTGGTATATCAGGTAACGTAACAACAGTTGCAAACAATAACTCTAATGTTACTGCAGTAGCTGGTAAAGCAACAGAAATCGGTAGATTAGGAACGGCTGACGCTGTAGCGGATTTAGCAATACTTGGTACTGCAGATGCTGTAGCTGACATGAATACCTTGGCAACGACAGCAATCGTAAACGATATGGATACGTTGGCTGACATATCTAGTAATATAACTACAGTTGCTGGTATCTCGTCCAACGTCACCACAGTTGCAAACAATAATTCTAACGTAACAGCCGTAGCGGGTAACAACTCTAATATTACTGCTGTTGCTAATAATGCAAGTAACATAAATGCTGCCGTAGCTAACGCTTCCAACATTAACTCAGCTGTATCCAACGCATCAAATATTAATAGTGCCGTATCAAATGCTACTAACATTAATACTGTTGCAAGTAATATATCTAATGTAAATAACTTTACAGATAAATACCAAATAGCAAACTCTAACCCAACAACAGATGGTGGTGGTAACGCACTAGCTGCTGGAGACTTGTACTTTAATACTTCTGCTAACGAGCTAAGAGTGTATAATGGTAGTCAATGGCAGGGTGGTGTAACAGCTACAGGTAGTTTATCTCAGTTATCAGGTAACGTGTTTACTGGAGACAACAGATATAATGACAATATAAAAGCTAAGTTTGGTAATGATTCAGACTTACAAATATTTCATAATACCAGTGACTCAATTATAAATGCGTCTGGTACTGGTAATCTTAAATTACAAGACCAAGGAAACACAAAACTAGAAGTTGCATCTACAGGTGTAACTGTAACAGGACTTATGTCAGCAACCACAATAGATGGTAGTGCTGGTAGTAATTTAACACTTGATTTCGGAACTCTTTAATAATGGCAAAACAATTAAAATTAAGACGAGGATCAACCTCGCAACACAATAGCTTTACTGGAGCCGAAGGTGAAGTTACTGTAGATACAGACAAAGAAACTCTTGTCGTACATGACGGCTCAACAGCTGGTGGACACCCAGTAGCAGCAGAGGATATGGCTAACGTATCCTCCTCTGATATTGCTGGTAGACTAGCTAACGACTCTATAGCTACATCTAAGATTGCTGCTGGTACTTTACCTTCAGACGTTACTGTAGCTAGTGTCAACTTAGTTGATGGTACAGTAGTAAACGCAGACATTGACAGCGGTGCTGAGATTGCAAACAGTAAACTAGCTGATTCAGGAGTTAGTGCCAATACTTACGGTTCTAGCACTGCTATTCCTAGTATTACTGTTAACTCAAAAGGTATTATTACAAGTGCATCAACCAATGCAATCGACACCACAAGTATTGCAAACGGTTCATCAAACGTAGCAGTAGCAAACAGTGGTAACATTACAATGCACAGGTCTGGTACAACTAGACTTACAGTTGATAATGCTGGTGTTGACATAACAGGAAACATTACAACGACTGGTGGAAGTCTTACAGTTGATGGTATAGGTTCAGTCGAAGATAGTTTTAAAATTACTGATTCTGCTGGTACTCAGTATTTATTAATGGGAAACCAAGACAGTGCTGGAACTAACTCTCCAAGAATATTAAAAGTTGGAAACGCACAGCTACAAATAGGTGTTGGAGATAGCTGGTCTAACAATACTGGTGGTACGTTTACTAACCATTTTCAAATTTCTAAAAACGGTCAAATTAAGTCTGTCACAAACCATGACTTTGATAATGGTATTGATGTAACAGGAAACATCACAGTTACAGGAACAGTTGACGGTGTAGACGTAGCAGCTCTAAATACAACAGTTAGCAACTTAGGAATCTCTAATGGTTCTATAGCTAGTGGTACAACCGCAGTTACTCAAGGTCAATCTGCCAACAATACTCAGATTGCTACTACTTCATTTGTTAAGACAGCTATATCAAACTTAGTAGACTCGTCTCCTAGTTCTCTTGATACTCTTAACGAGTTAGCAGCAGCTATTGGTGATGATGCAAACTTCTCTACAACAGTTACTAACAACATTGCTACCAAGATGCCTTTGTCTGGTGGTGAGTTTACAGGTAACGTAACTTGTGAAAACATTACACCCGATGGCGATAGCAGTAGAAACTTAGGTTCAAACTCTGTAAGATTTGCAAACGTGTATGCTGACAACTTTGTTGGTAGTGGTGCAAACTTAACAGGTGTAGAAGCCTTTGTATCTGGTATGATTATACTATGGTCTGGTTCTATAGCTAGTATTCCTAGTGGATTTGTATTATGTAATGGATCTAATAGTACACCAGATTTACGAGACAGATTTATAGTAGGTGCTGGTAGCTCTTACAACCCTGGAAGTACAGGTGGTTCTAATAGTGTAACTCTGTCTACTACACAAATACCTTCACACAACCATACAACTCCTAACCATAGACACTCTTTCAGTGGTAGCACTAACAACGATACTCACAGCCATACTTGGGACAGACAGGATGCTGCAAACGACCAAGGTTATCGTCCTTGGCCAGCCAGTAACAATGACTGTAGAAGAACAACTGCAAACACTGGAAACGATACACATAACCACTCCTTTAGTGGTAATACTGGTTATCATCAAGGTTCTACAACTAATACTGGTAGCGGATCTTCACATGAAAACAGACCGCCATACTATGCTCTTGCATACATAATGAAAACTTAATTCACCTTAACTATGAAATTATTAATTATTTTAATCGCTTGTTCAATGACTTCTGTATTAGCACATCCAGAGGTTAAGTTACATACTCACGATGGAACAGTAGATCATGACATTGAACTTACCGAGCATAGTCATACCGAAGCCGAGTAAGATAGAGACAATATCTATACCCTTACCCACAGCTGATGTTCCTAGTTATGTACCTTTGGTAGTGCCTCCTAGCGATCTTAGAGAGCCAGAGGGCACACAACCAGAAACTACAGAAACTACGGAACAGCCAGCACCGAGCATAAACATACCAATGATAAACATAGATGTACCACTACCTACTACAGAAGTAATTGTGGCTGCAAGCTATGCAGCGGTATCTGCCGTAGCTGTAACTACGTTTGCTCAACCGTTTTTTGACACCATAAAGAAAAAACTACAAAAGTTTATACAAGGTAAAGTTGATAAATGGAAGAAGAAAAAGTCATCAAAGGACAACCAAGAAGTTTCACAAAAAAGATAAAAGATGTTGTAGAAGATAAAGAACATCAAATAGAAATACTAGGCACTTTTGTAAGATTAGGTGTAGTAGTATGGTCTGGATTTATCATTACCATGAACTATGTAGATATACCTATGGTTAAAAAATCTGGTAACTCTGACATTACTTTTGTGGCCAGCGTTTTTACGGGAGCACTAGCCACATTCGGTCTTACTACTGGTAAGAATGGTGGAAGCAAACCTCCTGTATGTCCTATGGCAAACAAAGACAAACCAAAAACATGAGAAAATTACTTATTGCTATGCTACTGCTACCTGCAGGTGCATATGCTAATACCGTTACACCTCAGTTTACCACAGGGTCGATGAACTCAACGACCACAACCACACAGACTATAACCGAAGTAGAACAGCGTCAAGTTTATGGTGCTGAAGTAAAGACTTGGAATGGGTCTAACATATCAGCAGCAGCAAGTGCTGGTATCGCTGGAGGCGATGCAGTATTTACTGTTACTGACACTACACTACCTTGGTCACTAGAAGTCACATCAAGATCAGCTGGATTAGTAGAACAATGGGATACCACAAGAAACTACACAATAAACTCTACTACTACCTCGCTCTCTGTATTCTCACAATAACACCAGCATATGCGGAAGGAGACGTTAACAACTCGTCCAACCCTGTGGCAGCAGCAACAGGAAATGTTACCAATCAGGCTGTGCAATTTCAAAATAATGGAGCACCGTCTAGACAACAATATGGTTCTTCCATATCTTGTAATGGATCAACAATGACGTTTAGCCCCTTTTATATGGGTAATGATACCTCACCATTTGATGATGAAGGTTATGTTATATCAGAGAACTGGGGCTTTCAAATAAACTTTTCAGTGCCACTTAACAAAGACTTGACTAAACAATGTCAAGAAATAGCTAAGAGACAAGAAGAAAAGATGAGGCTTGATTACGAGCTTGTTCGAGCACTTAAATGTGCAGAACTACAACAAAAGGGATTTACGATACGCCCTGGAACCCGTGTCTATGGCATGTGTTCTGACATCGTACCTATACAATCATTAATACCGAAAGATGTTAGCACTATTGAAACCAATCGTTTTAACTGGTTTAAAAAGTAAAAAGTTTAAACAGTTTGTAGTTGATCTTCTTGAAAAATTAGTTGAATCAACAGACAATGAGCTTGATGACAGAGCTCTACAGATAGTAAAAAAAGGACTAGATATTGAATGAAAAGAGCAGGAGAACAACAGTTTAACGAATTACATAATTTAGTTACAACTGAGCTTATAGACAGAATACGTAGCGGTGAAGCTACTACCGCTGACCTAAAAGCTGCTGCTGACTGGCTATATAAAAATGATATAACAGGTGTAGCGTTTGACACGTCACCGTTATCTCAACTAGCAGACATTATGCCTACTGTCGATTTTGACACAGTACAAAAATCGGTAATTAGAAATGGCTCCTAGACGACTACCACGTAAACAACTTAAACGAAGTGCAAAAAACTACAGAGACAACCCAGAATCCAGAGCCAAGAAAAACGCCTACAACAGAAAGCGTAACTCAACCAAAGAAGCCATTGCTTATAGGGTGGAACTTAAAAAAGCCCGTAGAAAAGCGGGGGCAGAAGGTAAGGGCGGTAAGGATTTTTCACACACTAAATCAGGAAGATTAGTACGTGAAAGCGTTTCAAAAAACAGAGCTAGAAATCGTGGTAAAAAATGACACCAGTACTTCCTACTTATAAACATTACACACAAAACTTAATAGTCATGACATCAGGAGACGCAAAACGCCTATGGAGAAAAGCTATTAAGGAGGCAAACAATTATGAATGTATTTATTGCGGACAAAAACATTATGAATTTGATCTTACCATTGACCATGTACATCCCAGATGTTTGGGAGGTGCTACCAATATTTGCAACTGTGTTCCCGCCTGTAGACGATGTAATCAAGAAAAAGGAAGCATGAACTGGCTAGTGTGGTTTAGGGATAACTTTCCACCAAACCCACTACGAGAAAACCTAATATTAGATTGGATTAAATGAACAAACTATTTAACCCTAACAAGCTACTATTACAGGAACTAAAAGACATTGCATATGCTACACCTAGTCCATTTCGTTGGGCTATGGTGTGGTTTTTGCTATGGATAGAACCTAAGTATGTAGACTACAAAGCTAAAAAAGCTGTAGATGATGCCGTTAAAGAATACAATAAACTATGTGATTTCTGTGAAGAATGGCGTAGTGAACCAAGTGTCAAGATTATACCATCTGAAGTTAAAGGCTTAGATGACATGAGTATAAACTATGAAGATTGAAGAACAACTCCAAAAAGATTTTAGGTATTTTCTTACCGCTGTTTGGACACATTTAAACCTACCAGCTCCTACAAGAGCACAATTATGTATCGCTGAATACCTACAACATGGCCCAAAAAGATTACAAATCCAAGCGTTTCGTGGCGTTGGTAAGTCTTGGATTACTGCTGCATTTGTCCTTTGGACTTTATTCAATAACCCAGATAAAAAGATTATGGTCGTCTCTGCTTCAAAAGATAGAGCAGACTCATTCTCCATCTTCTGCCAAAGATTGATATTAGAGATACCTTGGCTATCGCAGTTAAAACCTAAAAATGATGACCAGCGTTGGTCACGTATATCATTTGATGTGGGGCCAGCAGCTCCGCACCAAGCACCCTCAGTTAAGTCTGTGGGTATTACAGGACAGCTCACAGGATCTAGAGCTGACCTTATGGTACTAGATGATGTCGAAGTACCAAACAACAGTATGACAGAACTACAACGTGAAAAACTTTTACAGTTGGTTACTGAATGTGAGTCTATCCTTACTCCTAAGCGTGATTCTAGGATTATGTTCTTGGGAACTCCTCAAACCACTTTTACTGTCTACAATAAACTACGAGAACGTAGCTATAGACCATTTGTATGGCCAGCTAGATACCCACGTAAACTAGCTATGTATGATGGTTTGTTGGCTCCACAGCTAGTAGAGGACTTAGAAAAGTCAGATATGGCTTGGAAACCTACAGATACACGTTTTAAGGAGGAGGACTTACTAGATAGAGAAGCATCTATGGGACGTAGCAACTTTATGCTACAGTTTATGCTAGACACTACACTGTCTGACGCAGAAAAGTTCCCATTAAAGTTTGCAGACCTAATAATAAACCCCGTAAACCCTACACATGCACCAGAAAACATAATATGGTGCTCTAGTCCAGACAATATAGTTAAAGACTTACCTTGTGCGGGGCTTCCAGGGGACTACTTTTACAGTCCTATGCAGGTACAAGGCGAATGGGTTGAGTATCAAGAAACTATATGCAGCGTAGACCCCTCTGGAAGGGGCTCAGATGAGACTGTAGCATGCTTCTTATCTCAGTTAAATGGTTTTATATACTTGCATGAAGTATACGCTACTAGAGACGGTTACAGTGACCGTACATTATTAGACATATTAAGGAGATGTAGAAAATATGATGCGAGTACGCTGCTCATTGAGAGCAACTTTGGCGATGGTATTGTATCAGAGCTATTTAGAAAACATTGTCAAACGACAAAAACAAACATTAACATAGAGGAGACTAGAGCAAATGTCCGCAAAGAACACCGTATTATTGATAGCCTTGAGCCTGTCTTTAACCAGCATAGGCTTGTTATTGATCCTGCCGTCATTAAATGGGATTATCAAAGTAATGAAGATGAGGCAACTGAAAATAGATTCCAATATATGCTCGCTTACCAAATCAGTAGGATGTGCAGGGAAAGAGGGGCTGTTAGACATGATGACAGAATCGACTCCCTCGCCCAGGGCGTTAAATGGTTTACAGATGCCCTCGCAATATCCGCTCAACAACAGATAAAAGACAGACGAAAAGAAGAGTGGTTAGACCATCTAGAAGCATGGATGGATGACCCTCAAGCTGAAGCTAACCATATGGTGTTGGGGTTGGATTTAGACCAACGTAAAGAGGCTAGAGGATTGGCTAGAAGTGACAATATGACTTGGATGTAGAGATACCCCTCCATAATACACGGGGAAGTGGTGCTCCTCGTGGGTGGAAACAGCGGTCAAGAGGGAAAGATGACTTCGTCACTCTCCCTCTACTATACGAGTTACCCGCTCGTACTATATATAACCACCTCATACTAACACTATAGCACCTACGTACAGTACGACCATGACAATACAAGAAGCATGGCGAAGGTTGAAGAAGAGTAGATGGTATAAAAGATTTAGAGTAGCACTAAAAATTAACCGTTGGCCTCTTAAGACCTTAGCTCAAATAAGAATTGAGTTGCAAAGACAGCATCTCAACAGGATATGGAAAAAGAAATAGGTCTTAAATTTTGACAAAATTGTTTGTGGGGATATATAACGCCGTACGCTGGTCAATACCCCCGCGAGCCCCCAGGTCTTGATATGCTGACAATAGGTATTTTTACTCTTGACAGTAGGCATTTTTTATGGCAGCCCAGCGGGGTACGGTTATCCCCACTTGACTGAAAACGATAACCATTTTCATTTTCCAGGTCTTGGTTCTTATTGCTATTGAGAATCATTTGCAAGAAGCATTGCGGGGATTTTGGGGCATCTGTAACAGCACTATACAAATGTACGGTTAACCACACTATACAAAATTGTTACCAATTCCACACGTCTCAAATGAGTCTTATTTAGTGTGTCATCAAGCCATAACAAATATATGGACGCTATATATAAGGGGGGTTTATGTGGGTTATAAGGACTTCTAATAGTGATTAAGTTAAATTCACACTTAAAGAAATTTAAAGGTAATAAATCGAGCTATCAGGAAAGCACCATTCTCAATAAGGGTAGGTTAATGAGAATCAATAAGGGAGGTCTATTGATAATCAATAAGCAAATATTATTGAGAAACGAAAATGATAATCGTTTTCATTCTCATCATTCTAAGGTCATTCTCAAAACAAGAACCCAGTCCACCACTATCGCTAGATCGCTGGTGTCGTTAGTACTCTATATATATAAAAAATGGAAATGTGTTGATTTGCTGACAAAACCAGGTAGCACGTTGACAGGTCGAAAAGACTTTGCCAATATGGGTACATACATCACACAGCAAGCCTATTGAACATCACACACTACCAGTCAAGCCGAGGGGGGCGGAAATTTACACTGATACGCATAGCGAGGTGTAACGGGTGGGCTGGATAGACCGTTAAAAGCAGAAAAGGATTTAGCAAATCAATTTTATTTACCAAGTCTATAGACAGCCAACTGTCCACGTTATGTGATAAAATACCTTTATAGACTTTTCATGCGGTAGTTCGTACAGCTGTCACTCAAACCGATTACTAACGAATTGTTGACGCTGGGCTTTGCCCTTACTTGTCTCCTTACCTAACCAGTACAAACTGCATACAGTCGCGGGTTCAATTCCTGCATACCGCACCCCACAAAATCGCTTTGCTTCGCGTAGCATGTAAGCCGCAGATGGACTATAAATTACTAGGTATAGTCAGCCTAGTACCCACACCAAACCACTACCAAATTGTGACCTATTCCCAACTATCACACAATGCACGTGAGATTGTCGCGAAGTTCACGCTCGCCACCTCTCAAGAAGTGCAGCTGGGTGTTGACTGGTATCCGTCCGCCTACAAAATTGCCGTTCGTATGGCTGGTACATACGGCGTGCCTACTGAAACAGCTGCGGGTGTCATCGCTGCCCTATCTCCCAACAACCGCTGGGAGCGTAATATTGTAGATGCCGAAGCCATCATCAAATGCTGGCGTGCTGGCGGTACACGTGCCGACATGCTCAACGTCAAGGTCTGCACCTATGGTAAGATGAAAGCCAAAGCTATCGACATACTCACACGCTTTGATGGTAACATCGAAGAGTGGCAAGACATCACCACTATCCTCAAGGGCAAAAAGATTGTTGAATTTTTCAACTGCATCACTAACCCTAAACTCAATGACGTGTGCATTGACGGGCATGCCTACTCCGTATGGTTCGGGCAACGCTTGACTATGAAAGAAGTGCCAGCTATTGGCGTAAAGCTGCGTGCACAAATCAAGACTGATTATCGTGACGCTACTGCCTTCATCAATGAAGAGCTGCATGCTTCCTTCACCGCTGCCGACATCCAAGCTATCACTTGGGTTACTCACAAACGTATCCACAATGTCTAAACAACTCACACTCATGCCTATGCTTGACGGTCATGCTACCATCAGCAAGGACGCTCTCACCGACCCAGTTCTCTTATCCGTACTCACTGACATCCATGAAAGACACTACCAATTCCCAAGCCAAGAAGTCGAACGCTGGTACTTCGATACCGTCAAAGGACTTGCACGTACTCCCAGACGGTACAACTAAACTCAAGTGGGACGCTGTACCACCAGAAATACAGCAAGCCATCCAGTACCTAGAGTACCGTAGACTACGCCACAAACACCCACACGCATGAGAGTTCTAGACCTGTTCTCTGGTATAGGTGGCTTCGCCTATGCTGGACACCTCCTCGGCGGTTTCACTACCCTCGACTTCGTAGAGATTGACCCATACTGTCAACAGATTCTACGTAAAAACTTCCCTAACGTACCTATCCATGACGACATCACAACCTTCGATACCTCCTTCAGATTTGGTGAGTACGACCTCATCACCGCTGGGTTCCCATGTCAAGATCTCAGCTCGGCGGGCAAACAAGCTGGACTGGGAGCTGGCACTCGCAGTGGCTTGTTCTACAGGGTTATGCAGATCGCTCGGCAAGTTCGACCTAAGTTCATCCTCCTCGAAAATGTTGCCAATACCATCAGTCACAACCAAGGGCAAACCTTCCAACAAATCCTCCTGGAAATTGCCAAAAGCGGGTATAATGCTGAGTGGGGCATTGTATCAGCACGAGACGTGGGTGGCTGCCACCTCAGAAAACGTATCTGGATTATTGCCTACGCCAACGACCCAAGATACTATCGCACATCCAAATGCCAAACTGACAGCAAATGGACGGAGACTATCGCCGAAAGGTACAAGTCACAGCCTCAACCTACAAGACAAGCTCACCCTGTTGCCAACACCACGAGCGTCCGAGTGGAAGGGCATAGGGGTCAAGGGGTCGAAGAGCAGCTTGCGTTGGCAGAAACAGGGCTACTTGACTGGAGTGATACAGGAATCCGACTCGGTTCCGACTGGCGAACCTATGCATCTCAACCCATGCTTCGTAGAGGAGATGATGGGCTATCCCGTAGGGTGGACAGACTTAAATGCCTAGGCAACACAATATGTCCGCAAACCGCAACAATTCCACTCAATCGCATCAAACAACTTGACGCTCTCTTCCAGCATAGCTAATATGTTGGATGAGGGTCTCACCCTCTGTTGTTCACCACTTTCATCATCATGAAACCAAAGTCACGTACTTCCACATGCGTCAAAAGTATTGACGTATCTCCACTCACTGGCACAGCCATCGTTGAGTTCTTGACTGGTACACGCTACGAGTACAACAATGTATCTCGTAAAGCGATTGCCAATTTACTTGCACAGCCTAACATGAGCCTTGGCTTCTGGGTCAACGCCAACTGTAAGGCTAAAGGTGTCAAGTGCAGAGAGATCACACCTGCATCTTTCTACAAACACAAACTTGCAAAGGTCAGACTTGTGCAAGAACCTGTACTCCCTCAAATCTAATGCCAACAATGACTGTTACTTTTGATCGCAGTGTAGCCTCCTCTATCTTGGAGGCTGGCTACAACTATTCGCCAACTGGCAATTCCACTATCGCTGTGCATTTCGACTCAGACAAAGACATCTATGATGCTCTTGCTGACGCTGGACTTGAACACATCGCAGACTCCGTGATCTACACCAATTACTATGAATTTAATTGACAATGAGATCTATCAAGCCTACAAATCAGGACAGGCTAAACAGTGCAAAGAGTGTGGAGAAATCAAACTTCTCAAAGACTTCCCGCTCTTCAGTACTGTGGGAGCAGGTCGCAAGAATACTTGCAAACATTGTTCCAACCACCAAGCAACGGTCAGACGTAGACTGAGACGGCAGCATCCAGTACCTGCCCCAGGCGAATGTCCAGCATGCGGTAGGCATACTGCTAACTGGGTTCTTGACCACGATCACAAAACTGACAGATTCAGAGGTTACATCTGCGACTCATGTAATGTAGCCTTTGGCAAGTTCAATGATGATCCTTCCACAATGCAACGCTCACTTAATTGGCTTCAATCACATGGCTGACATTATCAACCTCAAACCAACTGACGAACAGCAGTACATCAAAACCTTTGACTGTTGTGACGACCCGATTGTCTTTACAATCACACGCCACTCCTTGTACTCAGACACAGGTACAATATGTGGAGTATTTGATTCCATTGACACCACAATGGTTAGACTCACACGTGTAATGCAAAGTCCCAGAGACGGTGACAAGTTCATCGTTGAGGCACACAACCTACGCAACATCAACCAAGAGGAGGATTTGAATTGAGTTACACATCAAATGAAGTTGCTCTCTTAACATTCATTAAGAACGTCAACGAAACATTCTCTTACTTCGGACAGAAAGAAGATTATGTGTCAGACGAGGACATGGACTATTTCAAAGACATATGTCTAGACTTTAGGAGGTCTGTTACATGAGCACACCACACGCACAAGAACGCCTGGAATCCATCTTCGAGGAGGTCAAGGCTGCCTTCCCTTACTACGATGAGGAGAAGCAAGCTGAGATTGCCATGAAGAGATTTGAGGACGAGCTTGTATGACCAACCGCCAAGCAGGTATCATCCTCATGGTTTTCACCCTCGCTGTACAGAGCTGCCAATATAGGTTGCATGTACACTACCGAGACAAACCCCCACAAAAAGTTAGGATATTCTAAATGAGAAAAGACCCATTTGAAAACCGCATACGAGAGCTAAACAAGTGGCACGCCACAGACGAACTCACTCAAGTTACGTTTGATATGGGTCACGAGGCAGCTCTCACCTGGGATCTCCCAGCAGCCTACGTATGTATTGTTCGAGCTGTAAAGCAAGACGGTACAATACAAGAAAAGGCATACCGACAGGCAAACGCTGCAAAGCGTTTTATGAAAGGCTTGTTGATGAATGATGATGACTACGTTGTCATGACCAGCAACGCCGTAATGGACACCCAAACTGAAATCCCATGAACCCATGTGACCTATCCGAGATCCTTGACAGGCTCGGCTACTACATCAATGATGATACGGGCGAGGTGATGCTAGAAATAGATCCCTGTGGCCCACCTGTCATTGATAACCTACTGGTAATACTAGCCTCTCAGGGCAAGCTCATTACCAAACGCAACCCAGAGTATGAGCTAGGTTTCTACCTACCAAACTGGACTTGCTTCAACAGTATGGAGGAGTATTGTAAAGTATTCCCCTACGAACAACAGTGTAAATCCTATGACATCTAACCTTACACAACGCCAAATCGACCACCTCGATGACTACGAATATTCCCTCTTCCTTGCCTATGGAGACGCATACAAACCTACACCGACAGTTCCTGCTAGAACAGGAAGCGATCAGCTGTGGGAGACAAAGGCTGCACGACTCCATGAAGAAATTAGAGGAGAAATCCTACGCTTCCGCAAGCGTCTATGGGGTGTCATCAATCAGAGAAGCACTGCCCTATCTGATTACCAAGGTCGAAGATACTAAGTTCAAACTTAAAACAGGTCAAGCTGGTAAGTTTTACAAAGACATAGCTCTTTACCTTGATGACCTCGAACCTCTAGCCATCGCAACTATCATGCTCAAGGTTACATTTGACAGGGTATTTAGCACACAGAGAGGGGCTAACCTAGTTACTCCTATGCTGGTTGCTCTTGGCTCTGCACTTGAATCCGAGTGTAAGTTCAGATGGTACAAGAAAGAACACCCTGCCTTGATGCACTACATCAGCAGTAAGTACTTTCACAATGCCTGTGGTACAAAACAAAAGGAGATCATAGCTAGTCAGAAGTTTGGACAGCGTGACATCAAATGGCAGCCCTGGAATATCAAGGCAAAGACCTCCATCGGTAGATGGGGACTGATGATTGTCATGGAGACTACTCAGTGGTTTACTGTCAACAAACGTAAGACACATCGCAAACGCTATGAGTACAGGGTAATACCTACCGATTTGTTTAACCAAAAACGGGCAGAACTCATCAAATCAGCTGAATTATTTGCTGGTATACCTTGGCCAATGCTAGTCATACCAGACGATTGGGGCTACGATGAGACAGGTGCTATCATATATGGTGGCTACCTAACAAACAGCATGATGAAGGGTCATGATCTTACTCGAAAGGGAAACCCCTTCATAATACACGGAGAAGCACCGATGAACTTTTTAAACAAGTTACAGCGGGTCAAGTACTGTGTTAATCAGCACGTGCTGCACATAGCAGATAAGATGAGGTTGAGAGGTAGAATTATAGGTAAGTTTATACCTATTAGTCCTACCACGAAGTTACCACGTCCTGTAGATGCAGACGAAAATCAGGAGAGCAACCTAGCTTGGAGACGAGCTATGGCAGAAGCTCACAATGCTGATCGAATAAACTTCAAACGATCAGTGCGAACACGTACACACTTAGAAGCTGCTGAGAAGTTTAAGGATGATGTCTTTTATTTATGTTGGTCTTTTGACTACAGAGGTAGAGCATATCCTATACCAGCCTTCCTAACACCACAAGACACAGACTTTGGTAAAGCATT